TTTAAATGATTATAAAAAATATTATAATTTACATAATGAAGATGATGCTGCAATGAATAAAATTTATAAAATTTATTTCCCTGATTTTTTTGTTAGCACTAATCAAACCAGTTCTTTTATTATTAGTTCTAATATTAGCAATAGTTCTTCTAAAATATCATCAAGTTCTAAAAATAAAATTAATCAACCTCCAACCGTTCCACAATCAATTGTTAATAATATTTGTAAATTAATTACTGCAAATAATTTACCTAAAAAAGGAATGTTATTATGGCATTCTACTGGTAGTGGTAAAACTTGCACTGCTTCTGCTATTATGGATGGTTTCTGGGGTTCAGGTAAAGAAATAATTTATTGTAGTACTATTAATGCATTATCTAGCAATCCTCCTCACGAATTTCATAAATGTGCAATGAATCTATTCCCGCGATTTTTTAATAAAACATTAGATCAAGTAGGAAAAGAATTTAATTCTAATAATGTACGTTTCTTAACTTTTGCTAAATTAGCTAATAGAATTATTAATAAATCTATTAATTTAAATAATTGTGTTTTAATTATTGATGAAGTTCATAATTTATTTAGACCTATACCAACCCAACAAAAACAACATTCATTTTTAGAAAAACTTTTATTAGCTTCTGGAACTAAATATCCTAAATTAAAAATTTTCATTTTAACTGCTACATTAGGTGATAATCCTGATGAAATTATGAAATTATTAAATATTGTAAAAGATGTTAATACTCCCGAAATTAAATTTACTGATATTGATGATCCTGATGTATTTAAGGAAAAAACTAGAGGTCTTATATCTTATTTTGATATGTCAAGTGATACTAGTAAATTCCCTGTTGTTATTAATACTGAACCAAAATATGTTGATATGTCTTCAAAACAATTTGAAAAATATATAACTGCTTATAAAGAAGTTAAAGATACTGCTAAAAATTATGATAAATTATCCAAATCAAATTCTTTAAATAAATATTGGGCTGCTGCTCGTCGCTATTCTAATATGCTTTATAATTATGAAAAAGGTTTATCTTTACACGATTTTAGTGCTAAATTAGAACAATTATTAAAAACAGTAAATGATCCTAAATATTCTGAACAAAAACAATATATTTATTCTGCCTTTTATGAAAATAGAGGTTATGGTGGTCATGGTATTTTAGCTATTGCTAAAGAACTTGATAAACTTGGTTATGAAAAATTAACACCTCGTGAAGCTGTTAAGATTTTCAATAATCCAACTGAAAGTAATAAAAAACCCAGATATATTTTAGCTATTACTACTCAATTAGGTATTGATAAAGAAAAAGAAATAAGTGAATTACGTCAATTATATAATGCTCCTTTTAATAAAAATGGTGAATATGTTAAATTATTCTTAGCTTCTCAAACTTATAATGAAGGTCTTGATCTTAAAGCCGTTAGACATATTCATATATTTGAACCCCTAATTACTTGGGCTAGTGATAAACAAACTATTGGACGTGCTGCCCGCTATTGTTCTCATAGTGATTTAAATAAAAAAGAATGGGATGTAACCATTCATCGTTATATTAGCAATTTACCGCAAGTAATTAATCCTGCTGCTAATTCTGCAAATGTTGATAAAATAAATGAAATTGAAGATAAAATAGCTGAAATAGATAAAATAACTAAATCAAATAAGAATGCTATTAAAGATTATAAAGCTAAAATAGCAGCTAATAAAAAACAATTAACTAAATTAAAGAAAAATGCTGGTGCTAATAAATCAGAAATTACTTTAATACAAAATGAAGTTGAACAATATAATAATAATCTTCATATGATTGATGAAGAAGATGAGAAAAATAAAGTTTTACTTAAATCTTTAAAAGCTGCATTAAAATCTGTAAATCCTGCACCAGCTAAGAAAACTGGCAAAGCTACTAAAAAACAAACATTAGATGCAACTGGTGTTGTTAATATAGATGAATATATTTATAAACAATCTATTGAAAAAATGAAGAATATTTTAATATTATATCAATTAATGCAAGAAGTTGCAGTTGATTGTTTAGTATTAAATGATTTCCATAAAAATGGAAATAAAGTAATCCAATGTCATAATTTTGATGTTTAAATAAATATGATTATAATACCTATCATAGATATTACAAAACCAAATAATATTTTAAATGTTATTTTTTCTTTAAAAAATAAGAAAGATAATATCATAGTTATTAATGGATAAAATCCTGTTATTATTGTAAATAATGATAATTTTGTAGTATGTTTTATGGCATAATGAAATAATATTTGACTTATAAATGAAACAAAAAATATATTTATTATAAATAATAATAATATATCTGAACTTATTTTTGTTAATTCCCTAAATACATCTATGTAATTATGGAACATAAAAGAATAAAATAAACTACACAAGAATAATATAAATGTTGATAATAATAAATATGTCTCAAATGATATATTATTATGAATAACTAATAATTTATATGTAATTGGTGCAAATGCGTATATTACAGCTAATGATATAGCTATTAGAAAAATATTTAATTCGATATTAATTAAATCCATATCTATTTATTATTTTTAAAAAATATTTCATTTATATAATGATTATATACGATTATATTATTGTTGGTTCAGGTCCTGCTGGTTTAACTTTTGCTACATTAGCTGATAAAAATGATAAAATTATGATTATTGATAAAGATAATGTTATTGGTGGCTGTCATAAAGTTAATAGACAAAAATTTGAAAATGAATATTATTTTACTGAACACGGTCCACGATTTTATTTTAGTAATTATCTTAATTTTAAAACAATATTATCAAAAATTGGTCTTAAGTTTTCAGATATTTTTGTTAAATATAATTTAAGTTTTTTAGAAATTTTATATCAAACTACTTTAAAAGAAAATGTATTTTCAATAAATGAAATTTTTATTATGACTATTGATTTCTTTAAATTAATGGGAGATCCTAATTATGGTAATAATATGTCATTAAATGAATATTTAACTATTAATAATTTTAGCGATAAAGCTATTAATTATATTAATAGAACTTCTCGTTTTATGGATGGTGGAGATCTTGATAAAACTTCTTTAAATTCTTTCTTTAATGTATTAAATGATACTTTATTATATAATGGATATCAACCTAAAATGCCAAATGATGAAGGATTATTTTTAGTATGGCGCAATTATTTAAAAAATGTTGATTTTAAACTGAATACTACTATTACTGATATTGATGATAGTAATGATATTATTAAAATTAATAGTTCTAATAATCGTAGTTTTTATGCTAAGAAATTAATAATGGCAATTCCACCAATAAATTTAAATTCAATAATTAAAAAATCATCAAAAAATATTAAAAATAAATTTAAAAATAATTTAGAAATATATGCACAAAAAACCGAATATATTGAAAATATTTCTATTATATTTCATTGGAATTTTAAATTAAATTTAGATAAAAAAATTTATGGCTTTCATAGTAATACTAATTGGGGTATTGGTGCAATTGTTTTAAGTGATTATATGAATTTTAAAGAAAAGAATTCAAAAACTGTTATTAGTTGCGTTATAACTATTAATGATGTTAAAAGTAAAAATATAAATAAAACAGCAAATGAATGTTCTGATAAAAAAGAATTGATTGATGAAACATATAGACAATTGAATGAAATTTATAAAAATTTACCTGTTCCAACATTATCATTTGTTAATAGTTATTATAAAGATGGCAAATGGATTTCAAATGAAACAGCATTTGTTAAAGCTACAAATTATGGATTTTTAAATAATAAAATTACGGATAATATTTATACATTGGGAACACATAATGGAAATGCTAAATATCATTTTACATCAATGGAGACTGCTGTAAGTAATTCTATTTATTTAGTTAATCAATTATATAATAAAAATTATAGCATTAAACGTCCATATACAATCAAATATGTTATAATAATATTTTTATTATTTATGATATTCTTGTTAATAATAAATTTATTTATTTTTAATAATTAATACAATGTCCGAAAAAGATGATGAGGTGATTGTTTTAATTGAGGATAATCCTCCTCAACAACAATCACCGATGATTAGAAGTGATTTTGTAAATGTTAATGCACCATTAACACCGATGTCTCAGGATAATAGATTATTAACTTTATATGAATTTAATGATAAACGAAATTCAGTATCTCAAACAGAATCAAGCGATATATATAATGATATTAATTATAGAAAAGATAAATTATATAAAACTATAAAAGAAAATAAAAAGAAAATTACAACTTCTTTATATATAATATCTGCAAAATATGATTTAATATATTTTAGATATAATCGTATTTCATTATTAATTTTAATTATTTCAACTATTACAACATTTATTGAAGCTATTCGTTTAACTTTAATTAATTATCAAAATGATAATGCTGATTCAGAAATGAGTATGGTTATATCAAAAAGTACTATTTCATTAATTATTAATATGATATCATTATTATTAGGAACATTATTAACTATTTTAAGTTCAATTGTTAAATTTAGAAATTATCGTGAAAATATGGAAAAACTTAAAAATATTCACGATACTTTATTCAATTATAAAATTTCTTATAATAAACAAAAAGATTTAATTGATTATTTTACTATGTCTAATAGTTTAACTGTTGAATTATTTGATAAATTAGTTGAAAATGTTGAAACTATGAATAAAGAAATTAAAGATATTAATATTTTTGAAAATATTCGTATAAAAGATATTATTAAATTTAATCGTATTAAAATTGATCATGATATTGAACTTAAAAAAATGACTAATAAAAGAGAATTAGAATTTTTAAAATTAGCAGTTGAATCAACTAAAAATAAAAATTTATATGAACCGCAAAAACATAATCATAATGATAATAACCATAATAATCATAATAATAATAATCATAATAATAATGATAATAATCATAATATAGAAAAAAAATATATTTGTTTTATTTAATTTGAATAAGCTAGACCACCCATTCCAGATAATATACGTAAAACATTATAATTAATAGTATATATGTATATAGTTCCTGAAACACTTGAAGCAACAGATAAAACAGCTGTATCAATACGAGACATATTTAAAGTTCCGGATGGTTGATGTTCTTCTGGTTTTATAGCAAAAGAATAAACATTAATACCAGAATTAAAATTATTAGGTGTGTTTTCATGATGTTGATATGGTTGAACTAATGAGAAATAATTTCCATTACGTTCAGCAAAACGATCATTACCATTTAATTGTATTTTAGCATTTATTACAGGATTTTTAGCTAATACATATTGATTATCACCACTACGATCTGTAAAATTATTCCAATAAGGAGTTGCAACAGCAGAAGTAGTAGAAGAAATAGTGTCTGGAGTTGGTTTAATAACCCATATTAGTTCTTTACAAGGATGATTAAAATTCATACGAATGCTCTTTGATGATGGTGCTGTTCGTTGTGAACTAGTAACAGTATCAGCACCAGTGAATTGTAATTGTTCAATTAAATATTCGTGAGATAATTGAGCAAAACGACGACGTTCATCAGTATCTAAGAATATATAATCAACCCATAAAGTAGCAGTTTCTAATTTTAATGTTCCACCTGTATATTTAAAATTAAGTAGTTCAGCTCCTGTTAATGCAGTAGAATTATCTTTACCTTTTAAGTTAAAAGATTTATTTGAATAATTATAGCCAGTATCTTTCATTGCTGATTCATTTTCAAATTCAATATTTATTTTTACTTCGTGATATTGTAAAGCTATTAAAGGTAAAGCTAAACCAACATTGCGACAAAACCAGAATTCAAGAGGAACATAAACTGAATAACTTTCTCCAGCTTGTAATATAATTGAGCGATTATATTTATCACCACCAACCATTAATTTATATCCATCGCGTTTCCCTTGTGGTAAAGAAAGTTCATTCCATATATATAACCATTCAGAATAATGCTTATCAATACGTTGTCCACCAATTTCAAGTTCAATTGTCTTTAATAATTTTAGACCAAAATAAGGAACAAGAGCAAGACAATTATTATTTACAGTATTTCCACTAGCATCACCAGCAGTATTTGATAATTTACCAACAAAATATACACGATTTATTAAATCACCATTGCGGGTTATTTGACAAGTTACGCGAGAACCAAATGAAGCATTTCCATTAAAAGTTTGTTCTATCGCTTCTAATGCGAAATTTGTATGTCGGCGATATGCAACTTTAAAAAAAGTAATTTGAGGATTGCCAGTTAAATAAACATCCTGAGCACCATAAGCAACAAGTTGAAGAAGACCACCACCCATTTATGCTATATTCTTTATACTATAATAGGAGAAAAAAAATGTATATAGTTAAATTTAATTTGAATAAGCTAAACCACCCATTCCAGAAAGAATGCGAAGGACGTTATAATTAACAGCATATACAAATAATGTATAATCAGATGATTTATATCCATTTGTAATATCAGCTTCAAAAGTTAAATTTAATACAGCTGTATCAATGCGAGACATATTTAAAGTTCCTGATGGTTGATGTTCTTCAGGTTTTAGGGCAAAAGAATAAACATTAATACCCGCATTTGCTGGTATATTTTCGTGATGTTGGAAAGGTTGAACTAAATTGAAATATCGTCCAGGACGTTCATAAAATCGGTCATTTCCATTTAATACTAATTTAGCATTTTTTACAGGGTTTGATGGTAAAGCATCTACATGTGCAACAAAATTAATATCAGATAACATTAATGACGATTTTAATTCTGAATTTTTAAGAATTATATCATTAACAGCCTTAGCTTTTGTAGTATAATTAAACCAATTATTTTTATTAGCATCAGTATCTTTAGCTATAAACCATATTAATTCTTTGCAAGGATGATTAAAATTGAGTTTAGTTTTAACAGATGCTGATGAAATTGCTTCTTGACCAGTGAATTGTAATTGTTCAATTAAATATTCGTGAGATAATTGAGCAAAGCGACGGCGTTCATCGGTATCTAAATAAATATAATCAACCCATAATGATGAACTAAAAGTATCAGTTGCAAGAGCACCACATTTAGTAGCAGTTTCAAAATTAATATTAACTTTAACTTCGTGATATT